CTGGCTCATCCGGTTACTCATTCTGGGTTCAGGTTACAACACGATGATCTCACATCTCGGACTTATTCGCACCTTCCCTAACATAGCCATGCAACAGATCTCCTTGAAATGGTGATTATTTATATATTGTAAATACCATAAATTCTTACTGACAACCATGAGCGCGCGCTCGTATCCCCGCCACGCCTGCCCGCTTTGTGTAGTGGTTTTCATGCACCTGCATGACATAAGCAAAAGCCCGCCAGTTCTGGCGGGCCTGAGCAAAAACGATCCTCAAACGATCATGCGATTTCATGCGGCATAGACATGCACAACAGCACTAACGCCTCGCGTGGCTCGTTGTTCAACGTTGCGGACGGTAAAACCAGTTTTATCGTCCGCAACGTTCGCTAATGTAACCAGCTGTCGTCCTCCCAGACCTGCTGCATTATTTCCATCACTCGCTTTTTATCTTCATCCAGTTTTAACCCGCTCAGCTCAACGCCGTTGGCGCTGCCCTTACGGATACGAATTGCTGTTTTGGGATACAGAGGGCGCAAATTACGGTAAAGCTCGGATTCAAGGGCGTCCAGTGTAGCCTGGCTAATCTTCTGCTCTTTATCGATCATTATTTCAATGCGCATACAGATTCCCCTTAACTGGTTACGTCCATCGACCGGCAGTATTCATGGCTGCGGATTTTCGCCATCAGCTCGTCGGTCAGTTCGGACACCCACTGGATAGCCAGCCGTTTTTCTTCATCGCTGCACTCACTAGCCGCTACAAGCTTGATAAAAAAATCAATGCGCTGGAGCTTCAATGACTCCAAAAGATAATCCTGCATTTTCCCTCCTATCACTACCTCGGACACACAAAAACTGTATATATATCCACTGTTTATAATTACAGTATAGTAGGGATGTGCGAATGTAAACCGTTTTTTATCTGTCAATTAGATCGCTCTGATGCGGATCAATAAGAGCAAGAATTATTAAAGCGGCGGCATCAGTACCACTGACGCCATTTGTCATCTTCCTGCAGACGGTGGTTGCGGTATAAAATACGCAGCCCGGCACCTGACGGAATACTGCCGCCGCGCAGAAGCAGGTCAATCTCTGACTCGCTACCATCGAACCCTCTGGAACTCAGTTCTGCCTCAAGCTGCAGGCGCTGCTGATCCGAAATATTCTGTTTATATGCTTTTTTCCGCTTCGGTTTTACCAGCCTTAACCTGGCTGTCAGCTCCCGCCGTTCCTTATGGCCCATGTTGTGGAGATATTCCTGCAGCTCCTTCTCATCCATGGTTTTAATATCGGGTAAATCACCCCCTGATTTGTTCAGATTTTCAACAGGGGGACAGTTATTGCCACGAGTCCAAGGGGCGCAAGCGCCCTGGTCGGCTGCCGCCTCCTGAACGTCAACGGCCTTGCGAACCTTTTTCCACTTCACCGCGTGCGTGCAAATCTTGCCCTCCGCAATCGGGGACCAGATGCCATAGATACGGATACCGTGATCGCCGTAGGCGCTCGGCTCGTCGTTAAGCTCATATGCCGTGCGGACAAGGTGATGTTTGCGGGGAACCAGCACACCGCCCTGCTTCATGATGTAGGTGGCAAAGCAACCCGCATCAGCCGCCGCCAGTACCGCATCCAGACGCGGATTATCCAGTACCGGCGCACCCGCTTTGCGTTCGCCCTGCACTCTCGCCGCCTGACCAGCCAGCAAGCGCAGCTCGCGGTATGCCTGACGCCCCGGAATACCAAAGAAGCGAAATTGCTGGACACGGTGTAGTGACGCCCAGGCGCTGACATGCTCGGCGCTGTCACGCAGTGATCTGCCTGTTTCTTTGCTGATTTCTTTAGCCAGCCCGCGCCCATCGATGTTCTTGCTGATGTATTTAGCGATATAGCTGGTCGGTGTGCCCTTGCGCGGGTTGATAAGCTCGGACTTGAAACGCGGCCCCGTATTGTTGCCCAGCTCCTCGCGGTCTTCACGGATGGCAAACTTGCGCAGCATCGCAGTGATGGAACGGCGGTCTTTTTTGCGCATGAAGCACAGAAGATGCCAGTGCACGGTGCCGTCATGGTGCGGCTCTGCCACGCGGACGCCATACCAGCGCAGCCCGGCCTTGTGCATGGCCTTGCGGAAAGCGGCGAAGGTATCAACCAGATAATCACTGCTCTGTCGGACAGTGGCGCTGGTCCACTTCGGATTTGGCCTGCCGTTGTTGAGGGTGGCGTGGAAGCGTGACGGGCAGGTGATGGTATAGAACACTGCGCAGTCTCCGCGCATTTCCGCGATCAGCTCCAGCCCTTTAACACAGGCCATCATTTCATTACGGCGGTGTGCCGGGTTGCTGTTGCTGGCGTTCACCACGTCTTCCATGTCCAGCGTGTCGCCGTCTTCGTTGACCAGCTCATGCGAGCGGAAGAACTCCAGCGATTTGCGGCGCTGCTCGCGTTTATGGATCACGGCTTCATAGCTGACATACGGGGACGCTTTTTTGTTGACCAGGCAGACGGCGCGCAGCTGTTCCTCCCGCCACTCGCAGCGCATCTGCCACAGTTTGCGATACCACCAGTCCGCGCACAGCATACGCGCCAGCGACGGTGGGATCAGTTCATAAGGCACCGGCTTGCGGCGGCGCTTTTTGCGGCGCAACTGCTCAAAGGCAGGCGGGATGACCTCAAGGCGCATCGCCTCTGCGGCAACCCTTTCCCATACCTGGCGGATTTCTTCTGGTTTAACATCATCGCTGACAAACAGATCACCACAGGCCGCATCGAGACACATGCTCATATGTGCCGCAACCAGCGTGGAAAGGCGCTTGACCTGATCCTGATTCATTTCAGGCAGTACCAGCAGCCCCTCCAGCCCGTCATGGCTCGCCATGAACCGGAAAGAGGCAGACACCTGACTGTCACGTACGCGCTCCAGCCGCTCAAGACACGGCCTGATTGTTTCGCGCAGGTAGCGGGAATAAGCCTTTGCCCTACCCAGGCTATGGAAATATTTAATCCGTTCCAGCAAAGGCTTGCTGATGTGTGGCGGCATGGCGTTAACGTCAGCCAGAATGACCAGATCAGGATTAAAACGCTGCTGCTCGCGCGCCATTTTGGCACGACTAATCAGCCGGTCCTGCTCCATTTCGCGCTGGACAGGATCATGGGATTCATTGAAGAAATAGCGTTCCCAGACCTCATCGCTCAGCGCCTCACGGCGCAGCTGCTCCTGCTCGTTATCCGCAGCGTAAAGAGCGATCAGGTTTGAAAGCGCAGACTCCGGCGCAACTTCCGCCGGGTCCAGATAGGGGTTAACCGCTTTTTTGGGGTTATTCCATGAAAAGGCCACGGCGGCCTCATTCGAGCCGCCGGTGGTTGGTGCATTATGTAATGTGAATTTACTCACTGCCACGCCCGCACCTCAGTTTCCACCGAGATATCTGGACCGGACGCCAAATCGACACCAAACCAGCCTGCTGATTTTGTGGCGATGATTTCTGCTGCAGATTTACCATCACCGGCAGTGACACCCATGCTGCGCTTTGCAATGATACGATGGCGGGTAAAGTTACGATAAATCGAACGGGTCAGGGACGTGTCGCTGTTGGACACGACAACCGGATGACCTTCTGATGACCGGCGCTCAAGAATAGACGCCAGATGATACTGGTCGTCCTCTGTAAAACCGGCAGTGTGATAACCGCTAAATGTGCCATCGTATGGCGGATCACAATAAACGACATCACCAGCCTGCAGCAGCGCCAGTGTTTCCTCAAAGCTGGCACAAATAAACATTGCACGTTTAGCTTTCACGGCAAAAGTGCGTATTTCATTTTCAGGGAAGTACGGTTTTTTATAATGTCCGTATGGATTGTTATATTCACCCTTCTGGTTATAACGGCAAAGGCCACGGTAGCCATGGCGATTTAAATACAGAAAATATGCCGCCTTTTCTACCTCATTAGAAATGGAGTAATTAAAATGCTGGCGGACACGGTAATACTGAACATCCGAATTAAAATCTTTAAATAACTCCCTCGCTATCTGAATGACAGCCTCATGGTCTTTCTGAATCATCAGATAAAGATTAATCAAATCAGGATTAATATCTGCGACAAGATAATGAGGATAGTCTGTTGCCATCATCACAGCACAGGAACCGGCGAACGGCTCTACCAGTCGCTGACCTGCAGGCAGATGCTTAATCAGTTCCGGCATGATGGCGGTTTTATTTCCCGCCCATTTCAGGATGGTGCTCATTTAGCACCACCTTTAGCCAGAGCACGGACAAGCCCTAGCGTCATTTTGCAATCAGCTAAAGCCCGGTGCGCCTTACCTTCAACCACAACACCTTCATGCGCAGCAGCATCAACCAGCTTATGCCATTTATAGCCATTAAATCGTCCCGGCTCGCCTCGATACTCTGCATAAAGCTTCATCGCGCAAACAGAATGAGCAGCCAGCATCCATGGCGCACCTTCAGAAGGTTTTCCATTCAATGCGTAGGTCTGACGAATTAACCGGAGATCAAAATCGGCGTTATAGATAACAAACCCAAAGCGCCGAAATAGTTCCTCCGCTGCCCCGCATATATCAGTCCAGGCAGGCGCAAAAGCTACCATTTCATTAGTAATTCCATGAATGGCTATTGCTTCATCAGGGATAGGCTTAGTGGGCTTAATAAGCGTATTAAGCATAATAAACCCATGACTATCAATAATGCATATTTCAACTATTTCCGCATCATCACCCAGCCCGGTCGTTTCGGTATCAATAAATAAGTAGTCATTATCAAGCCATTGATTTGCACGTTGGCTAATTGTCATCTTATCGGTATTCATACCGCACCTCCGTTATAGTGTTTGCCTTTCAGCTCTGAAATTTCCTGGCAGGTGAGGCAGCACTGCACACCCGGAATGGCGCGGCGGCGTGCTGGCGGGATCGGCGCATCGCAATCAATGCAGAGAACACGGGAAACGCCCGGTGCTTTATTGCGGGCGGTGTGGATGTGGCGCTGGCGTTCTTCTTCAACGCGCTGCTGTACGAGGTCCATTGAATCAGCCATCAGTGGATCTCCTGCGCTTCGTTCTGAATCTTCACAGCTTCCTGACGCAGCAGCTCAGCCGCTTCCGTGTGGTTAAGCTGACGTGACACGATACGGGCAGCTAAAGAATCCAGACGCGCAGCCATCACATCTGCGCGTCCCCGGCGTTCTTCTTTGCGTGCCTCAGTCAGCAACAGGTTGAGTCCAGCATCATCTGGTCCGGTTTTAGTGGTACGGGTTTCAATATTTCGCATAGTTGTTTCTCCTGAATTTGGGCAATAAGAAGCCCGGCGGGTTTACGCCATAAATTTCTGTTGTGGATTAATTCGGCATGGTTAGCCGTTTGGGAAATAAGCTCACCACTGCACGAAAATGATTCATTGCTTTCACCAGTTCCCGCTTTTCGTCAGTAGTCAGATCACTAATATTGACGCCGTGACGTTCTGCCGGAATTTTTGCCATATAAAAAATGGCTGCCAGTGCCCGCTCATTCTGTTTATTATTTACGTCGCGTGGGTCGCGCATATCTTTAATAAACCTTTCAAGCTCTGGCTCAATATTCAGACCAAACACATTCGCCCTTAATTCCGCTATTCGGTTCAGCCCTTCCATACGTTGGCCCAGGCTTAATGGAACAGTCGCTGCAGCGCCTTCAATAGCCATGGTTTCCCCCGCTTGGTAGTGGTCAGCCCTGCCAGCAGTTCATCCTGAGAGCGGCACGGGTGCCAGCGTTTGCCATCCTTCCCCATGATCCAGCCATGACCGTAGTGCATTGCCGGGCTTTGCTTTATGAGAAGTGACGCGAAAGATGGTTCTTTAGTCAGCATAACCACCTCAGATCAGACCAAATGAAGCGCTGAGGCCCGTCACTGTATCGACAGCACTTGCCATTGCCGGGTTGTACTGTAGGCGCGCGTGCATGGAAACAGCTGTAAGCGCCATCAAACGAGTAACAGAATTGATGCTTTCAATAACCTGGCGGCGTTCCGTTGTTGTCTGGTGTTCTCCAGAAACAGCGCTTGCTGCAACGCGTCCAATCTCTGCTGTAGCATTCAAAACGTAATGAGGCATTTTCTCGCTGGCTACTTCGTTCAGCGGCACACATGGCAGGCAATGAATTTGAGCCAGGAACCCATCAACCAGCGTGGAGTCCTCAGTTATATCCGTCAGCAGCCAGATTTCCGGCGGCGTGAGCTGATGGGGCTGATCGGGGTTAAGCTTGTTGCGCAGCGTCTGAACCTTCATTCCTGCGCGGTCTGCCAGTTTCGCCATATTGTGACGCAATGCGAAAGCACGGCAGGCTTCATCAAAATGAGGATGTTTGGAAACGCGATAATCAAACATGTTAGCCTCTGAAATGGTTCTCATAATTGAACTCACTGACCAACAACAACGTTGTAGTTGAAGGCTGAGTGCTCCATGTTCTTACGAGCCTGCTCTTGCTTGTACTTAAGATACAAAATGGAAACTCGACCTTTGTTTTTCTCTTTCTTTTCAATGTAGTTAGCAAGTTTACCGTTATGAATCATCTGATAAACAGAGCCGCGAGAGTACCCCTCCCACTCCGCGAACTCTGCTGGAGTCGCTATCACTTTTGGTACACGAATTGAAATCTCAGTGCTCATAGTGCAGTATCTCTTAGTTTAGTTTCGTTTTATCTCGTTTTATATGGTTTGAGTTTGGTTTTCAAAACCTGAATGGATATTAGGATCACTTTTTATATGCGTCAAGGGGTTTGATTATGAGTTTAATCAAGGCTGGTAACGATAGCGGCGGGCGTGATGCGATCAATAGGCTCATTAAGGCCTACAATTTTAGCTCGCGCCAACAACTGTGCGAGCATCTGTCAGTATCAAAAAGCACCATGGCAAACAGATACTTACGAGATAGCTTTCCCGCTGAATGGGTTATCCAATGTGCTCTTGAAACTGGAATATCTCTTTTATGGCTGGCCACTGGTCAGGGGGAAATGTATGCAAGTGACAGCGAGGAAAAAAATCTCAAAAAGGAAACTCCAGTCACAGTAAGACCACTTTCTAAAATCGTTGCTCCCAGCATCAAACACGCGGAGTTGAAGAACGGTGAACTGCAGCCAGATGATGAAATGCTTTTGGATAGCAGGTTGTTAGAGGGTGAGTCTTCAAATTCTTTGTTCGTAAAGACACCTACAGATAGTTTTGTTGTTGATACATCCGTGAAACAGATCAGCAATGGCTTTTGGCTGGTAGATATCGATGGTGTAAAAAGCTTCGTCAAAATCTCACGCATCCCAGGTAATAGGATTGTGGTTCAACAAGATGAAGCATCTTTTGAGTGCTCAGTGGATGATGTTGAAGTCATCGGGCGCGCAGTCAAAGTTATCAAGAGTCTATAACGTATGACTATCAGGAAGCAGCCGAACGGAAAATGGTTGTGCGAGTGTTACCCGACCGGGCGCGACGGAAAGCGAGTACGCAAGCAGTTTGCGACGAAAGGCGAGGCTATAGCATTTGAAAACTTCACCATGGATGAAGTTAACAAAAAGCCCTGGCTGGGAGAAAAGGAAGACCGGCGCCATTTGTCAGAGGTGATTGAGCAATGGCATTCACTCTACGGACAGACCCTTGCGGACCCTAAACGCCTAATGGCGAAACTCAGAATTATTTGCAATGGCCTAGGTGATCCCATTGCATCGGAGTTAACCGCAGGTGATTTCACAAAATACCGGGAAGCCCGGTTAAAGGGGGAAATTAAAAATGAAGATGGCGTACTCATGGCGCCAGTTAAACCCCGGACAGTAAACCTTGAACAACGCAACCTCTCCTCTGTATTTGGCACGCTGAAAAAGATGGGGCATTGGTCAGCACCAAACCCCTTAGCAGGGCTGCCCACATTCAAGATCGCTGAAGGGGAACTGGCGTTCCTGGCTGAGGATGAAATCAAACGCCTGCTAGATGCCTGCGCTGATTCTCAAAGTCCTAGCCTGCTGATGATTGCAAAAATTTGCCTGGCGACCGGCGCACGCTGGAGCGAAGCCGAAAACCTGCAGGGACATCAGCTATCAAAGTATCGAATTACCTATACCAAAACCAAAGGTAAGAAAAACAGGACCGTACCTATCTCTCAGGAACTGTACGATGAACTCCCCAAAAACCGAGGAAGGTTATTCACTCCATGCAGAAAAGCTTTTGAGCGTGCAGTGAAACGGGCTGGCATTGATTTACCTGAGGGGCAATGCACCCACGTACTGCGTCATACCTTTGCAAGTCATTTTATGATGAATGGAGGAAACATACTGGTACTGCGCGATATTCTGGGCCACGCAGATATCAAAATGACGATGGTATACGCCCACTTTGCCCCCGACCATCTGGAAGATGCAGTAACAAAAAACCCGCTTCACAATCTTAACTGGAACCGATAATTTATGGCGGCAGATTGGCGGCATAGACTTAAAATCATATAAAACCTGACGAACACCAATTACAATAACATGATGATTTTATTATTAAATATCTGTTTTTATTACTATTGAAATGGTATGTAGAAATTTCGGACGCGGGTTCAACTCCCGCCAGCTCCACCAAATGATGATCCGGATACGTCCGGTGAAGTACAGAAAGCCCGCATGGCACAAGCCCTGCGGGCTTTTTTGTGTCTGTCGTTGTCCGAGAACATCCGGCTAAATCCGGTGATTATTGGTATACGTTTAGGTATACGGTAGGATGTATACCTAAAAGCGTATACCAATTCATGAAGGAGCGGCCACAGTGGCACGGACAACACGCCCCCTGACAAATACCGAAGTTCTGCGCGCTAAAGCCTTAGAGAAAGATCTCACGCTGCATGATGGCGATGGGCTATTCCTGATAGTAAAAACCAGCGGCAAGAAACTCTGGCGCTTTCGCTATCAACGTCCGACAACAAAGCAACGGACAATGATGGGCCTCGGTGTCTTCCCCGCCCTATCGCTTGCTGATGCCCGAGGGTTAAGAGCGGATTACCTTGCCTTGTTAGCAAATGGCATCGACCCCCAAGTTCAAGCTGAAGTTGCAGAGGAAGAGCAGCAAATTGCTCTGGACAGTATTTTTTCAACGGTTGCCGCCAACTGGTTCCAACTCAAAAGCAAAAGCGTTACCCCTGATTATGCAAAAGACATTTGGCGCTCACTGGAGAAAGATGTATTCCCTGCCATTGGTGAGATTCCCGTTCAGCAAATCAAAGCCCGAACATTGGTTGAAGCACTTGAGCCAATCAAAGCTCGTGGAGCGCTTGAGACTGTTCGTCGACTTGTGCAGCGCATAAACGAGATAATGATTTATGCGGTTAACACCGGTTTGATTGATGCCAACCCTGCGTCAGGTATTGGTATGGCATTTGAGAAACCAAAAAAACAAAACATGCCGACGCTGCGGCCAGAAGAATTACCCAAGCTGATGCGTTCTCTCATCATGTCAAATCTATCTGTTCCGACTCGCTGTCTTATTGAGTGGCAGCTCCTGACCCTTGTACGCCCATCTGAGGCCTCAGGTGCTCGGTGGGCAGAGATCGATCTCAATGCGAAGCTCTGGACAATTCCAGCAGAGCGGATGAAAGCGAAGCGTGAGCACATTGTGCCGCTATCTCCTCAGGCATTAGATATTCTGGAAGTCATGAAGCCAATCAGTGCTCATCGTGAACATGTTTTTCCGAGCAGAAATGATCCAAAACAAGCTATGAATAGCCAGACGGCTAATGCTGCTCTAAAACGTATTGGTTATGGAGGGAAATTAGTTGCACATGGCTTACGTTCAATTGCGAGTACAGCACTTAATGAATATGGTTTTAATCCCGATGTAATAGAGGCTGCTTTAGCACATAGCGATAAAAATGAAGTTAGAAAAGCTTATAACCGCTCTACATATTTAGAACGTAGGATAGAACTGATGAACTGGTGGGGGGTATTCGCTCTCCAAAATGATTATAAACAAGTATAATTTGGTGATAATAATGCAAGAATCTTTTGCAATAACTAAAGTTAGACCCATCCGTAAAGTTTTCATTATCAATGAGAATGATTTCTGTACATTCAATATAATCATTAAACATTTGATGAGTGAGATTGATGGTATCTATAATTTAATATTTGAATCCTCCCAGGTTATTTTTGAATCCAATATTACAGAATTTGTAAATCGATTCGATCCTGATATAGTTATAAATTACTCCACACTTGATGACATTGTATTAGCAGAGAATTTCAAAACTGAAGTTCATAGCGCTAAAAAGGGAGATTTCAATTTATTCAGATACGGCTCACCACTTTATACTTTTACTGGCATGCCATATCTTTTAAGCAAATATCCAGATTTATTACCTACTAAAGTATATTCTAGCTCAAGTATAAGCACTGAACCAAATGCTCTTTTCTTTGGGTTAAATTATGGGGTGGTAAATAAAAAAGATTACGTAAGATTAAAACGTTCGCAATCAATATTTAAAAGTATTCATATTGAATGTGCACAGAAAAAAGTCAACATTGAAGATACAATATTTGATGATCAAAGTAAATTTTGCTTCATCACTAATCAAATAGGCTCAGGTCACAGCACAAGCGGAAGCGTGTATGCTATAAACCACAACTTACCTAAACTTTTTGATAAAGAAAACTTCTGCTTTATTTCCAAAGCGAACGACTTAAATAATATATTATTTTTTTGGAATGAGAGAGTTGCATTTAGCCACTCAAAAACAGCTTGGCTTCCATTTGAAATTCTAGATACTGAAATCAATATCATAAAAGACAATACAACTTTAATCTGCACGAATGATAGCGATGCTCAGACATTAAAAATAAAATACCCAAACAATAAAACAATCATTATAAAAGAATACTATTTCAACGTTGAGAGTGAAAGATGGAGTGATTTCGAACACGACCAAAATATAATTTTCGACAATGGGAAAGTAGTGGTAAGGCATCCCAACGAAAAAACATTTTCCGATACAGGCTTTGGAGGTTGTTATGCGTTAGAAATAAAAGGGAACAATGCATTCAACTACCCAAAAAATTATTTTTTTGACGAGTTATTACGCTCCAAATACATAGATAAGGGAATGTTCCCCAACCACTTCACCAGATTTTCAAACAAAGGCATATCTAGATACGTTCAACATTTTTCTCCTTTCGATACATCGGGCATAACAGATGCGTTTGATGTACCTGACTTTAGCTCCACATTACGCTTTCATTTCAGTAAAATTGGCTACACCATTAAAGAAACACCTAAAACATTTATTTTAGGCCAGGTAATAAACCTTCTGAAAGGATTAAATAACTGCAAACTGTTATGTGATAAAAAAATTTATACTTTTATCAACAAAATAACTCCACACAATCGAACAGAAAGTATAATCAAAAGTCATCTTCCTGAGTTATTAAATTCCCCTCATAAAGACACTATTACATCTTAGGAAGTTGCGATTAAGTGGTCCGCAGCTCCCGATATGACGCCCCAAACCGTCCTTTATCGACGTCCTGTGGCTCAAT